CAAAAGAGCATTAACAACCATATGATAAACTACGTTTTAGAATTTGATCAAAGTAATGACTTAATAAATAATGTGATCTAATGAAAAGACAAGTACGCGTTTTTGTAGAAGGTCAAAAATTAGATCTATTTAGTGATGAAACAATTGAGGTTACTTCTACAATTCAGAACATACAAGATATTAGTAAAACGTATACAGACTTTTCGCAGTCGTTTACGATTCCTACAAGCCCAAAGAATAATGCGATTTGGGAATATTTTTATGAAAATGCCCTAAATAGTTCTATTAACTACCAAGAACGTTTAGACGGGTACATAGAAATAGATATGACTTTTTTTCGTAGGGGCAAAATTCAAATGGAAAAGAGCCAATTAAAAAACGGGCAACCCGAATCGTACACTATTACCTTTTACGGAGACGTTACAACCCTTAAAGACCTTGTAGGTGAAGACCTATTAAGCGACCTTGACTACACACCTATTAACCATACATATAGTTTTGCAGAAGTGTACCAAAGGATCACTAATGGAGCTATTGATTGGGACGTATGCTACCCACTAATAACTTCGAATAGGATTTGGGAATACGGCGCAGTTCAACCGACTGCAACCCTTCCTAATTGGTTACCTTTTGTAAACATACCGATGAATACTAACGACATAAGAACGAACCAAGGGGCTATTGATTATCGGGAACTATTCCCTGCCGTTAGGGTTGCTTCGATATTTAATTTAATTGAAAATAAATACGGAGTAAATTTCACGGGTACTTTTTTAAGCGACCCGAAGTTTACGCAATCTTACCTTTGGTTTAAGAACCGAAACAACTTTACTTTTACAAGTCAACCCGAAAATATTACTTTAAATAGTTTTGTCGGTGGCGGTGGTTACGGAATTTATAACCTTATTCCTTACGTTGACATCTTAAATAGTACGGTAACTTTAAACTATCTTAACGGCGTTAGTTTTCATAATGTTTATTTATTTATATCAAACAACTCAAACCCTACAATTCCATTTTATATAGATGTTTATCAGAATGGTACTCTTTATGCAACTTGGAATGGATTGGGATATAATACTAACGGAAACTTAGTCGCGATTCCAAACGTTCAAGGATTAAATGACGTGTACACCTTTCAGCTTCGAAGCGACGTTGGCTTAAGCATTGATTTTTTATTAACTTATTCAGTTGATTATGTTATTAGTTCTGTAAGTTATAATGACTTCGTCGATTATTCAAGCAATACAATTACTACCGCAACTACGACTAATCTATCGTGGTTAGCGCCTACGATGAAGGTACAAGATTTCATAACGGGAATCCTAAAAGAATATAACCTAACTTGCTATGGTACTGCGCCAAACACTTACGAGGTTATCCCTTTAGACGATTGGTATGCTGCGGGGGCAATTATTGACATAACTAAATTCACGGACAAAACCGAAATAGGAATAGACCGCGTAAAGTTGTACAAAAAAATAGCCTTTAAATATCAGCAATCGAGTTCATTTATGAACAAAGCATTTTTTGATCAAGCGCTAAGAGAATACGGGAGTACGGAATACCAATATCCGTACGACGGGGGCGAATTTAACATAGAATTACCTTTTGAAAATTTACTATTTAATCAATTCTTTGAGTTAGGAAACCCAACCGGACTTCAAGTAGGCTATTCGTTAGATAGTGCGTTCGCGCCTTATATTCCTAAACCTTGTTTACTTTACAAATTTGGGTCTGTTACTTTACCGCACCATATCCATTACACAGATGGAACGGGACACGTTACCAACTTCGACTATGTAATGTTTGGTCAAGACCTACAAGTATTAGGTATTGATTACTCCTTAAACTTTGCGCCTGAAACTTCTACCTATTGGTTGCAAGTTATTAACCAATCAATGTTTGCAACGTATTATTTTCCTTATTTGACGAATTTGTTTAATCCAAAAAACCGACTTACCACAATTAAGGCGAACCTACCTACAAGTTTGCTTACAAGCCTACAATTAAACGATAGGTTAATTATTCGAGACAAAAGATATTTGATCAACCAGATGAAAACGAATATGACTACCGGTGAAACTACCTTCGAACTTCTTAATGACTTTATGCCTATTAGCCCAATTAGAACTATTCAAGTTGGCTACGAAGAAACAAACATAGAAATAGGTATTAACCTTCCTAATATGGCTTATAAGGCTACGTTTTCAAGTGGACAAAGCGACGTTATTATTGACCCGTTAGAAATAACACAAAGCCAATTTATTAATATTACTTTAAGTGTTGATCAGGTAACAACGATTTTTGTTACTTATGATTTAAACAACGGAGAAACCCAAGACGAAACTATTAACATAATAAGACAAACTAGATGAACTATTTAAATACAATTATTGAATTATTACAAGTAGATGATTTTATTGATCAACACGAAACAATTGAAATAGCAAAAGGAAAATATAAACTAAATACATCAATAAAAGAAGCGTACAAACAAGCAAAAAGAGAATTTAAAATAAAAAGACTAAACAAATGGCAGAAGTTAGAGAAGTAGAAGTAAAGATAAAAGACAATGTCCAATCTTTAAAAAGTCAATATCGTGAAGCTGTAACAGAACTTCAAAAGGTAACCGAACAATACGGAGCTACTTCTGAAGAAGCCGTGAAAGCCGCCAAGGCAGCCGCAGAATTAAAAGACCAAATAGAAGATTCGAAAAACTTAGTAGACGCATTTAATCCAGACGCAAAATTTAATGCTTTATCTGGTGCAATTGGTGGTGTTTTAAATGGTTTTGAAGCATACGAAGGCGCAATGGGTTTAATTGGTGTAGAATCAGAAAACCTGCAAAAAACAATGGTACGCATTCAGAGTGCAATGGCATTAAGTCAAGGTATTCAAGGCGTAATGGAGGCAAAAGACCAATTCAAAAACTTAGGCACGGTACTTAGTCAAACCGCAGTTGGTCAAGGTCTACTAACTGCCGCAACTGCCGCCTATAGATTTGTACAAACGGGTAGCTTTAAAACTACCAAAGAAAACATAGTAGCCAAACAAGTAGACACGGCGACCACCAAAGCACAAACAACCGCACAAACAACGTTAACTACTACTACAACGGCTTCGAGCGTAGCTATGAAAGCATTTAGAGCCGCGTTAATTAGCACGGGAATAGGTGCAATAGTTGTTTTGGTTGGTATGTTAATTGGAAACATTGACAAATTAGGAGCTGCATTTACTTGGTGTGGTGAAAAAATAGCCGAGTTTACCGATTGGATTGGACTAACGGATGGGGCAAGTGAACAAATGTCACAAAACGACAAAAAAAGAACAGAAGCCCAAATAGCTAACATAGATAGGGAAATAGCAAAAGCCCGTCAACGTATGGTAGTTCGTGAAGAATCTTTTAACACGGAAGATCAAGCGTTTAACCGCCAAATAAGTTTAGCCAAAGCGCAGGGAAAAAACACCACAGATTTAGAAAGAGCGCGACTTAAAGCGTCTATTCAATACCGAAAAGACTTGGTAAAGGAGAACGAAGGTATCGTTAAGCAAACGAAACTACAATACGACCTTTTTAAAAGTACTTTACGAAAAGGCGAAGGTTCTACCGTGTTTGGGTCTAAAGAAGAAATAGCCCGACTAAATGAACTTTGGTCTACCATCGAAAAAAGTAATAAAGATTTAGCGGCTTCCAAAAATGATTTAGCCAACGCGAATAATGACCTAAAAGTATTCGAAGCTGATTTAGCAAGAACCCAAAAAGAACAAGCCGCCCAACAAGCAAAGAATAGTAATACAACTACAAAAACTACCATAAGCAATAACCAAAAAGTAGTCAAGGATACGAAGGCGGCTAACAAGGAAATTATAGACGATATAAATAAAACCCAAGACGAAGAAGCAAAGATACGCAAGGAGAAAATTAACCAAGACTTGGCGTTATTAGAAGACGGAATAGACAAGGAGAAACAAGCCCGTAATAATGCGTTTGTAGAATTTAGGGACAACTTCCTAAAAGAACAAAACAAAGCGGAACGGGAAGCCTTAGATAAAAAATTTATCGACGGAACTTATAAACGTGCTAAATACGAAGAAGAACTAAAGAATCTTCAACTTAACTACGCAAAAAACCTAACTGAAGAAGAAGCAAACATATTAAAAACTGCCGAAGAAGTTTTACAAAAAGACCTTAAAGCAATAGATGACAAGTACAAAGAAGTCGAACTAAACGCTATTGCCGAAGCGAATAAAAATAAGTTAGCGAAAGAACAAGAATTTCAAGCGACCATCGAACAAATAGACGAACAAAACTTCCAAAAGAGAACTGAAAAACAATTAGGCGCACAAAAATACGAACTCGAATTAGTACGACAAAAATACTTTGAGTTAGAAAACTTAGCGTTAGGAAACGCCGAACAAGAAGCGATAATAGCCGAAGCCAAAGCTAACGAAATAAACGAAATTGAAAAGAAGTACGACGAAGAAAGTAAAGCAAGAAAACGCGCAGAACTCGAACGAAACGTAGGCTTTGCCAAGCAAGGACTAACAATTATTGCAGACCTTACTGACCTATTCAATAAGAAAGGAACGGAGAGCGCCAAGAAAGCGTTTAAGATTAAGAAAGCCGCTCAAATGGCTAACGCGTTAATAGATACTTATATGAATGCAACTGCCGCCTATGGTTCTCAGTTTATGCCCGTTCCAGACCCAAGTAGCCCCGTTCGTGGTGGTATCGCTGCAGGGTTAGCCGTAGCCGCAGGTTTAGCCAACGTCGCTAAGATAGGTATGCAGAAATTCGAAGGCGGTGGTTCTTCGGGTGGTGGTGGTGGTGCTAACGGTGGCGGTGGCGGTTTAGGTGGCGCAACTCAAGCTCCTACGTTTAACGTTGTAGGAAACAACGGACTTAACCAACTTGCACAACTTCAACAACAACCAACCCAAGCCTACGTAGTTAGTGGACATATTACCACTGCGCAAAGTCTTGATAGAAACAGAATTGAAAATGCAACACTTTAAAAAAAATTAAATTATTAAATTATGAGAATTATCGAATTGATCATAGACGATAAAGACAAAGAAAGTGGCATTGATGCCATGAGCGTTGTTCATAGTCCAGCAATGGAAGATAACTTCATCGCTTTAAATAAACACGAAGTAGAATTAAAAGAAGTTGATCAAGAAAAAAAGATCTTAATGGGTGCCGCTTTAATTCCAAATAAGCAAATTTATCGAAGAAATAAAAAAGGTGAAGAATATTATATATATTTTAGCGAAGATACTGTAAGAAAAGCAAGTGAGCTTTTTTTAATGAGATCTAAACAAAATAATGCTACATACGAACACGAAAAAAAATTAGAAGGATTATCAGTGGTTGAATCGTGGATAATTGAAGACGAACAAAAAGACAAATCTAAACTTTACGGATTCGACTTACCAAAAGGAACTTGGATGATTTCGATGAAAGTAAATAATGAAGATGTTTGGAACGATGTTAAAGAAGGAAAAGTAAAAGGCTTTTCAATCGAAGGTTACTTTGCAGATAAATTCGAAATGAGCGCAGATGAAGACGAAGCCACCGAGGTGATCAAAGAATTAAAAAAATTATTAGGAATTGGCTAAGCAAACTAATATAAAAGTTCATGTTGCAAAACCTAAGGTTAAGCGTCCAAATGTACACGCAAAAACCAAAGCAAGTAAATTAAAATCGTCTAAGAATTATTTAAAAATATATAAAGGTCAAGGATAATGATTGAAGGAAAAAGAAGCAGTCCAATAGGGGGTAAAAGAGGGTGTCTATGCAAAGACGGAAAATACCGCAAAAAGTGTTGTACCGGCGAACTACCTAACCAAGGAATAGGAAGCGACGTTACACCACCGAACCCCGTACCACCTCCGCCTCTTTGGTATCCTAAGCCGTAAAATGAAACAATAAATAATAAATTAAATTATACAATTATGAAAGACGTATTAAATAAAATCAATAAAGGTCACGAGATTGAATCGTTAAAAGTAGATCTTGCAAAACATGAAATTGAATTAGCAAATATTAATGATTTAATAAAATTAACATCTACTACTCAAAAAAGTTTAGAAAATTTTAATAGACAATATAAAGAAACGATTGCATTTGCAAAATCTACTTTGGTAAATGCAGATGATTTTCAGAATAATAAAGCACGCATGTATGATTTAATGCAAGTTTTAGAGAAACAAGCTAAAGAATTAGGAATTGACATTAGAAATACTAACGAATTTAAAAAAGCAATTAATTTGCTAACTAGTGATAGGGATGTTGAACAAGCGAAAGGTTATTTAAGACAAATAATAAAATAATAAAAACAAAATGAAAAACATTTTAGACAAAATTAACCGAGCCGATGAAATCCAAGCCAACAAAGTTGAGTTAGGTACTCACGAAGTTAATTTAGCAATGGTTGATGATTTTATTAATGAAAGTAACCAAATTATTGAATTATCAAAAAAAGATATTCAAAAAGTTTTAGATGCTTTAAATACAGCTAAATTTCAAATAGAAGTATTAAATGAGGTTCCAAAAAGAAGTGTTGCTTTATTAAATAAATATAAGGATTTAGAAGTTAAAGCTAAAGAATTAGGAGTAACATTACCAAATAATTTACAAAATATAATTAAACAATTACAACCTTTAAGTAAAATAAATGTTTCTAAATTAGATGGTTTGATAAAATCAGTTGTAACTGAATTAAACAAATAACAATAAATAAACACAAATGAAAAATAGCACACTACTAGAAAAAATCAAAGCGTTGTTATCTAACGAAGTAAAGTTAGAGCAAATGTTAATGGGTGACGGAGTTACCAAAATCGAAGCAGAAACTTTCGAAGCAGGTAAAGAAGTTTTTGTCGTGACAGAAGATGATCAAAAAATTGCAGTTCCCGTAGGTGAATACGAATTAGAAGACGGACGTATTTTAGTCGTAGTTGAAGAAGGAATAATTAGCGAAGTGAAAGAGAAAGAAGAAGAAGAAGAAGTAACTGAGGAAAAAACTACAGAAGAAATGCCTGCTGAAGAAGAGGAAATGAGTGCTCCAGTAGCCGCTCCTAAAAAGACTATTGAGTCTATTGTTAAAGAAACTTTCTTTAGCGAGATTGAAAGATTAGAAAAAGAAAACGAAATGTTAAAAGCCGAATTGGCAAAATTTTCCAAAGTTGACGAAGTAGCAAATGAGTCTACCGAACTTTCAGAAATACCTGCGCCTATTTCTTTTAACCCTGAAAATGAAGTCGCTTCAACCCATGTTAAAATTGGATCAAAAGCGCCTAAAGGAATCATTGATTCCGTATTATCAAAAATGTATAAATAATTAAAATTTTAAAAAATGCCAAATCCAACAATTACAACAACTTACGCTGGCCAGTGGGCAGGTAAGTATGTATCTGCCGCTCTTTTGAGCGCACCAACTATCGAAGGTGGCGGAGTTACCGTTATGCCTAACGTAAAGTTTAAAGCTGTTATCCAACGTTTGGAGACTACCGATTTCTTGAAAGATGCTACTTGCGACTTTACACCTATCGGAACTGTTGATCTAACCGAGCGAGTTCTTGAGGTAAAAGATCTACAAGTAAACATGACTTTGTGTAAGTCTGAATTCCACAGAACTTGGCAATCAATCGAAATGGGTTACTCTTCTTTCGATACTTTGCCAAAATCTTTTGCTGATTATCTTATCGCGTATGCCGCTGAAAAAGTAGCCGCTGCTAACGAGATTTCTATTTGGCAAGGTTCTAACGCAACTTCAGGACAATTCGACGGATTGTACTCAACTGCATTGGTTGATCCACTTTTACCACCTGCTCAATTAGTTCCTTCTGTTGCTATTACTGCCGCTAACGTTATCGGTGAAATGCAAGCCGTTTACGATGCTATCCCTGCTACTCTTTATGGAAAACCAGATCTAAAAATCTATGTTTCTCAAAATGTAGCAAAAGCTTACGTAGCCGCTCTTGGTGGTTTTGGTTTGTTAACTGGTTCTGAAGCTAATTCAGGAACAAATAACTTAGGAACTCAGTGGTATGCAAACGGAAGTCTTACTTTCAACGGATTGCCTATTTTCATGGCAAACGGACTTCCTGTTGACTCTATGATGGCTACAACTGTATCTAATCTTTATTTCGGATGTTCTTTATTGAGTGACACTCAAGAAGTTAAAGTTATTGATACTTCTGCTACTTTAGGTGACGACAACGTTCGTATCGTTATGCGAATGGCGGCTGGCGCACAATACGGGGTTATCGAGGACATCGTAGTTTACGGATAATAAATTATTTGGGTGGTGGATAAAACTACCACCCTTTTTTAAACTTTTAAAATTTAAATAAAATGAGTTGCGACATAACACACGGACGCGAAGAGCAATGTAAAGACGCGGTTGGTGGACTTCGTAATATCTACATCTTAAACTATGGACTTTATGATCCACAGACTGATGTAACTTACGACCCTACTCCAAATCTTTCTGATTTGATCACAGGTATTACTTTACCTGCTTTATCTAACATTTATAAATTTGAACTTAAGGGTACTAACTCTTTTGAGCAAACAATCACAAGTTCACGTGAAAACGGAACTACTTTCTTTGAGCAAGTTTTATCAATTCAATTGAAAAAACAAGACGCGGTAACTCATAAGCAAATTAAGTTATTATCTTACGGACGACCTAATATTATCGTTGAAAACAACAATAATCAATATTTTATTGCTGGCCTTGTTCGTGGGATGGATGTAACCGCTGGTACCATTGGAAACGGAACTGCACTTGGCGACATGAATGGTTACGGATTGACTTTTACCGGTCAAGAGCCTGTAATTGCCAATTTCCTTGATTGTTCAGATGAAGCGGCATTGGTTGCTTTGTTAAATAACCCTACGGTAGTTAATTCATAAGAACTTTTGTTCATAGCGTAAATTGGGGGTGTAACAACCCCCTTTTTTATTGCACAAAAAACTAATTTACTAGTTATTAATATATGATCATTGTACAAGAAACTAATGTAAACCAAACATTTGACTTTATACCAAGAGAAGGTCTACCTGTTGTTTTTGAATTAATTGATGAAAATACCAATGTTATGGTATTGATCAACGGTTCATTTACACCAGGTGATTATGTTTATCAATTTACAGGAGTATTACCAACAGAAGAAAACCACTTTTATTGGATGATTTTAAAAGATTTAAATAATAACATAGTATTAAAAGAACGACTTTTTTGTACAAATCAACCTATTAGTACTTTTTCAGTAAATGCTGGAGAATATATATCAAATCAAACAACTAACGACTTTATAATGTATGAGTAATAATGTTCACATTTTACATCTAGCCGAATATCAACAGCCAGTTATTCAAGAATCTAAACAAAATAACTGGGTTGAATTTGGAGAAGATAATAAATTCTTTGATTATCTTATAGATAGATATGTAAGATCTACAACGAATAGCGCTATTATTAATAATGTTAGTCGTTTGATATACGGAAAAGGTTTAAGCGCTTTAGATGCAAATAAAAAGCCAAATGAATACGCGCAAATGATGACTTTGTTTTCTACAGATTGCGTTAGAAAAATTGTCTTCGATAGGAAGTTATTTGGTCAATTTGCCATACAAGTACATTATAACGACAAGCACGATAAGATTCTAAAGGCTTATCATATACCTGTTAATCTTTTAAGAGCTGAAAAATGCAATGAAAAGGGAGAAATTACAGGATATTATTATTCTGATAACTGGGAAGACGTTAGAAAATATGAACCTAAAAGAATACCAGCTTTTGGATTTTCAAAAGAGAAAATAGAAATAATGTTTGTCAAGCCTTATGGGGTTGGGATGAAATACTATGCTTATCCGGATTATCAGGGAGCTATTCCATATGCGGTACTTGAAGAAGAAATTTCAGACTATTTGATTAATGAGGTTCAACATGGTTTTTCGGGCACAAAAGTGATCAACTTTAACAATGGAGTGCCGTCTGAAGAACAACAAGATTTCATTGCACAGAAAGTAATGAGTAAACTTACTGGTTCAAAAGGAGAAAAAGTAATAGTAGCATTTAACCAAAATGCAGAATCGAAAACAACAATTGATGATATTCCTTTAAACGACGCACCTGATCATTATACTTATCTTTCAGAAGAAAGTTTACGCAAAATAATGTTAGGACACAATGTTACAAGTCCGTTACTATTTGGTATTGCTTCTGCAAACGGCTTCAGTTCTAACGCTGACGAATTACAAAATTCATTTATATTGTTTAATAACATGATCATAAAGCCATTTCAAGAAGAAATAATTGAAGGTTTTGATAAAATCCTAGCATTTAATGGAATTAGTTTAAAACTATTCTTTAAGACTCTTAAACCACTTGAATTTACAGATCTTGAAAATGCAAAAACAGAAGAACAGGTAGCAGAAGAAACTGGTACTGAAACTACTGAATTAAAATCGCAATCAAATTTGGATAATGAAATTGCAGATGAATTAATTAATTTAGGTGAAGATCCAAATCCTGAGTGGTTATTAGTTGATCAATATGAAGTCGATTACGATAATGATGATCAAGAAAACGAACTATTCAAAGAGCGTAAAAAAACACTTTTTGAGAAAGCCAAAAAGATTATTTCAACAGGTGCGGCTTTTCCTAATTCAAAATCAGAAGACGATAAAGTAATAGATGGCATTAATTTTATTACACGCTATGTTTATGCTGGCAATTTAGCTTCTAATAGTCGAGAGTTTTGTAAAAAAATGATTGGCGCAAATAAAATATATCGAAAAGAAGATATTGAAAGAATGTCAAATCAGGTTGTTAACGAAGGTTGGGGACCTAAAGGTGCTAAAAAATATTCGATATGGTTCTATAAAGGCGGAGGCAATTGCCACCATAGATGGAACAAACAAGTTTACGCAAGTTTTGAAGGAATGGGAATTGATGTCAATAGCCCTAAAGCAAAAATAATAGCAGGTAAAAAAGCAGAAAAATTAGGTTATGTTATTAAAAATGATAAAAAAGTAGCACAACGACCAGTAGATATGCCTAATCATGGTTTTTTACCAAGCAATCCACAACCAAAAAGAAAAATAACAAGATAATGGCAGAAGCTTTATTAATAACCAGAGATGATCTGGTGCGCTTTACAGCGATTAATGGTAACATGGATACCGATACATTTATTCAGTGGATTAAAGTAGCTCAGGACATCCATATACAAAATTATACAGGAACTGATCTATTAGATAAAATTAAAACTGACATTTTAAATAGTACACTTGCAAATCCTTATTTAAATCTAGTCGAAACATACTTAAAGCCTATGCTAATACATTGGGCTATGGTTGAATTTCTACCATTTCAGGCGTACACAATAGCGAATAAAGGTATCTTTAAACATAGTTCTGAGAATGCAACTAACGTAGATAAAAACGAAGTGGACTTTTTGATAGAAAAACAAAGACAATTAGCGGTTTATTATACGGAAAGATTCATAGATTATATGAGTTTCAACAATGCGTTATTCCCAGAATATACTACTAATAGTAACGGAGACGTTTACCCTTCATCAGATTCAACAACATACACAGGTTGGTATTTATGAAAAAGATCTATGTACCTAAAAAACAAAACATTATTAAGCTTAAAAAGTTATTAATTAAACTTGAAAAACAAACAAAATGAATACATGGGGTCAAGGCGCGGTTAATAATGTAGTTGGATGGGGGCAAGCCCCTAAAAACATATTTGGTTGGGGTTCTATCTGTACAATTAGTTGGTCTCCTAACACTAATTTACGAGGTCAGTGAAAAAATTAGATCATCTTCAAGGATTAGGACTTATATACTATATTTGCGGTTATGCTGGTTTTTTATTTTCAATGTTTGATCAAATACCAATTTACCAAAAACTATTCAGCGCGACATTTTGCGCATACATTACTTACCAATTATTAGCCCATTGGAACTACACAGATGAAAACTAAACTATCACTTTTCCTACTTTCGATACTATCTATTTTAGCACCAGTTAAGCCTATGGTTTTAATTGCCGTTGGGTTTATTATTTTAGATATGTTTTTCGGAGTTTGGCGAAGTGTAAGTTTATATGGTTGGAAGTCTTTTAGGTCAAGGCGTTTAAGTAACACGGCTTCTAAAAGTTTTCTTTACGCAGGGGCTATTGTATCCGTTTACTTTTTAGAAAAGTATTTATTAGCTGATATATTGGGTCTTTTCGTAAGCGTTCACTTGGTCTTAACCAAGGCGTTTACCTTCTTTTGTACTTTTATCGAAATTAAGTCTATAAACGAATCTTACGAAGATGTCACCGGAAAGAACGTGCTTAAATCATTTAAGGAGTTTTTAACTAGGACAAAAAACGACCTTACGGAGTTTAAAAATTAAATTATGTACACACGCGAACAAATTGAAAAAGCCGTTAAAGATAAGGGCTACAAATGGTTTGAAGATAATTCAAATAAAGGGTACGACGTTAATATAGTAGGGGTTAGAAATAATTCACCTAGTGTAGCTAATAAGGTAACAAATGTTTTTGATGATCATATTACGATTAGTTACAAAGATTCTTTAGGTAACTGGAATTTCTTTTGTTGGAATGCGACTACAGATCCTGGCAAAAAAGGCGTTGAAAAATTTCATAATAAAAAAGGAGTTGCTCGATTAGTTCCTGGTCAATATAGAGGTGCATGGATGATTGACAAACATCAAGGAAAGTACGACGCTCTTTGTCAACGTTTAGGAGTTGTTAATGTTTGGAGAGATGCAAATCGCGATTTAGTTTTTGATCAAAAAATTATAGATACAGGAATTTTCGGCATTAATATACATAAAGCAGGTATTGACAGTACTTGGGTAGAAAATTGGTCAGAAGGATGTCAAGTTTTTAAACGCGTAAAAGACTTCGAAACGTTTATGTTTATATGTAAGAAAGCGGCGAAAATACACGGCAATAAATTCTCTTACACATTACTAGAATTATGAGGTTATTATTAATAATTATTATTGTCATTACGGCCTATTCGTGTTCAAAAGAATTAAAAGTACAATACCATTTAAGAAAGGCAATTGAGAATGGGTTAAAATTTGAGCAGGGTAGTGATACTATCCAGGTGCTGAAGGTGGATAGCTTCCCTGTTATTGTTAATGATACCATAGTATGGGAAAAAGTTATCTCATATCGCGATACGGTAATACGTTACCAAAATCAAATCGTAGAGATTCCTAAAACGAGATGGCAAACCCGTATTGAATATAAAGAGAGGGTAAAGATTGAGAAAATCAAAGGAGCTACTGAGGTAAAGGTGATAAGAGAGCAGGCCAAGGTAGCTAAGGCAACTAAGGAGGTAAAATACCGCACCAGATGGTGGCCATTTGTTATTGGCCTCATCTTAGGATTAATCATACCTTATCTATTACAAGGTGGCCTATTAGATAGGTTTGCCCTGTGGCGTAAATTATGACAAGAAAACGGCTTTTTTACGACATTGAGACGTCTTTCAATGTTGGGGTATTCTGGAGAACGGGGTACAATATAAATATAAATCCTCAGGATATTATCCATGAGAGGGCCATCATTTGTATCTGTTATAAGTGGGAAGGTGAGGAGGAGATTCACAGCCTAACCTGGTCAAAGAACCAGAGCGATAAGGCCATGCTCAAAGAATTTACCAAATTACTAGCTCAAGCTGATGAGATAGTAGCTCACAATGGTGATAGATTTGATCTCAAATGGATACGCACACGGGCCTTAATACATGGCATTGATGTTATGCCAAATCCGAAAACCATTGATACTCTTAAATTGGCTAAAAAGTACTTTAATTTCAATAGCAATAAGCTCGACTACATTGCTAAATTCCTGCAGGTAGGTGCTAAGATGGAAACGGGAGGGCTTGACCTTTGGAAAGATATTGTATTTAGAAAGGATCAGGATGCCCTGGATAAGATGGTGGCATATTGCAAGATGGATGTGCAGGTTCTTGAGAAGGTATATAATAAGATCCAGGCATATACATTACCTCAGCACAATTATGCTGTACAGCATGGAGGAGACAGGTATGAATGTGTGGAATGTGGGGGAACTAATTACCAATATAATAAGAAGGTAGTAACCAGAGCAGGCACCGTACACCATTGGGTAAAATGTAAGGACTGCAACAGCTACAATAAGCTCAGCCAATTGGTATTTAGCAAATACCAGGAGTACATCTACAAGCGTAAGTTTATCAATAAGGGTAATTAAAGGGATTTTTTGCCCTTGTTTTGTGCCTTATATGGGTACATCCTTATTTAAAATCAAAAAAAATTTGTTAAAAAATTAAAAAAAAATGTTAAAAAGTTTGGTGGATTGAAACTTAGTTATTATATTTGCGTATAGTTATTCACTAAACAATTAAAAAAAACGCTATGAAAACTTTTAAAATTGAATTTTTAGACAAAGACGGTAACGAACTTTGGACTTCATTAACCGAGCAGTACGATTTGCAAGACTGCCAAATTTACGCAGAACTATTATTTGCCAACTCGAATGTAAATGATTTATGTAACTATTTAATAACTGAATTATGAAAGACCCGTATGTTAACTCGATAGTTAGTTTTTTAGCCTTGGTTGCTATGTACATTTTATCTTATAACCTTTTATTCTTAATAATATGTTAATTACAATAAACAAACAAAAAGAAACGTTGGAGTTTGAATACTTCGACCGCTACGGGACTTGTGACTACCAAATCAAAGTGGATAAACACGGGGCTTACGAAATCGAATTAAGTAACATTTACTGCGAATTATGTACTGACGATTACTGCGAACCCTACGAAATGAAGGAAGCCGAAATAGAAGGCTTATATTATTGGACTTGGGAAGAATTAGCCGCTGAAGGTGTTTTTGATTGGTGGCAAGAAATAGAAGACGATTGGCATAACTACGGATTGGAAAACGAAAAATACTGATTATGAAAGATAGTTTAATAGAACAGATTAAATGGTGGGTTCAAGACAAAGATTGGACACACCGAAACGGACACTTTAACTTTAACCATTATTGCAACGTAATACAAGCGAAATATGAAGACCTTTATAATAACACACTATTACCAACAGAACCCGAAAGCAAGGAAGAAACGAACAACTACGATAGTTAACGCCTACGATACCAACCACGCTAAATTAGTGTTGGACATTTGGGAACCATTAATAATAAATATAAAACAGATATGAAAGGAATAATTAAACAATACAGACCCGCCTATTTTAGCGGTTATGAAAACAAAACAAATAGTTTTAATTCACTTGATGAATTATTGAATATTGATTGGGTAAAGAGTTTTTCGGAATATAAAGATTTTTTTAGGTTTTCTATTGAAATTGCAGATGAACGGGAAAAAAACCACACCTTATTAGGAGAATATAAAAACGGACAAAGTTGGTACGTTATCGGTTTTATACCTAAAGAAAATTCCATAGTTTCAAACGAGTTAGCAATTTTTGACAAAGAATAAATAAACAGATATGACACTTTACGAAAAGGCGAAACAACTTATTGATCAATTAGAATTGCAAAAAAAATGTAGAAAAAGAAGATTTGTTAATCAACGAAGTTATGTTGTTTATTTTCTTAGAAGACACGGCGCTAGTTATTCTTACATTGCAGAACTACTAAAACAAAACCATGCCACTTGTATTCACTCATTTAACAATGCTCGTTATTGGGAAAAGCAAAGCGACAAATTTTATTTATTAGATACCGAGTTTTTAAGAAATGAATTTAACAACTTTGAAATTAGCAGAAGTCTTAGTGATCTTTTTATAGATGTTATAAATTGCGGAAGTATAAAAGAATTAGAATCTATTCAAGAAAGAATTAAAAGAAATGAATATAAATTAGAATAAATTTTTATATTTGCGTATCGGTTCGCTCTCACGCCATAGAACCTTAAGAATTGTTAACCCTGTTAATGAAGTAGAAGTGAGAGCCTACGGATTTAATGGGGTTTTTTATTAATTAAAAAAAGTATGAATATTTTAGAAAAAGCAAATGAAATTGTTAATCTTCGCAAAGAAGAAAAAGAAAGGACTTATGGACCTTTTGAAGAAGGTATGGAAAGAGCGGCATTAATTGCATCTGGTGCCACTGGTAAAATGATCACAGCTAGTGATATGTATATTTTTATGGTTGCGTTAAAATTATCGCGTCAATCATATAACCACAAAGAAGATAATTTATTAGATGCAGTAGGTTATCTAGCTAGTTTAAATAATTATAACGAAAAACAAAAATAACATGAAAACAGGAATCATCGGGGTATTGAATAACCCTGCAACTTCAGAAAATTCACACTCGGCAGGAATGGTGAATATTGTATCTAAATTATTTAACGCAGACGTATTAAAAGAAAATGATAATTGGGATCAATATGATAAGTTGATAATATACCATGGTGTTAATTTTAGACCTGGTAAGTTTAATATTATAGGAGGCATTAATGATGATGTATTGCTAAGAGCGGAAAAATTAAATAATTATAAAGGAGATCTATATAGTTTAGATGGATTTCAATTAAATGATTTTTCAAAAGTTAGAAAACTTAATCTTTATGATAATGTTGAAGATCTTAAATTAATAGAATTGCCAAAAAGAAAAAATTTAGTTATTGGAGATAGTCATAGTCTAAGTGTATGGCCAAATGAAAATTACGAGATTTCTAGAAATGACGGAAAAACACTTTTTGGCTTTTTAAGATTAAATATTGATCTATCTGGTTATGATCATATTATAATGTATTTTGGAAATATAGATCTGAGATTTCATTTAGCTAGACAAGAAGATCCTATTGAAGCAACTAAAAAACTTTTTAAAAGATATGTTGATTATGCTTCAAAATATAATGTAACTTTGGTAACATTACTTCCTGTAGAAGATGAATCGCGTAAAATACCTCAATCTGGTCAGTATAAAGGCTATAACTTTTTTGGATCGAAAGAATTAAGAAAATCTCTAAGAGAAGTGGCTAATGATATAATAATTCAATCAGGATTACCATATATAGAATGGCCGAGTAGTTATTTAAATGAAGATGGAGATTTAAGTTTTGAAGTAATGGAACCTAAGCAATCGGTTCACTTAAGACCTAAATTTTATATTAATAATGTACAAAAACAACCTAAACTATTTTAACATGTTAACACAATTCACAAATTATTACTCTAAAGCAAAAAAAATGCAAGAGTTAAAATTTCAAGGCAAAAATTGGACTAAAGAAGATATTAATGATGATTTAGTTTGGAATGTACCAATTTACGATGTTGTAAACCGTAGATTTGCTGCATTTAGTTCATTGCCTGAAGCAATTATATATAGAGAAAATGATCCTAAAAAAAATGGCATTTATTTTACGAACTTAGGCGATAGATTAACATCTGATAATTTTATTAAAATGTGTTATCTATTTAGACTTTGCGGATCTGGGATTAATTACATACCTAAAATTGGTGATCAAAAACCTTTCGGCACACACGGTTTTGGTAATTTTTGGATTGTTGAAGAATTAAGAAAAGGTTGGTCTTTACATGAAGATTGGATTAGAGTAATACCAGAGAAAGGATTTTGCGATGTCAAAGGATATTTATTACCGATGATAAAAGGAGGTCTTAGAAACTATATAATGCATGAATCAATGGATTTGGTTAATTATCTTACTAATCTTATTAATAAACCTGGTAAAACAGGCATTAAAGAAATAGTTGATCAAGGAAATGATTGGCTATTAAAAAAAGGTTATAATCGTCAAAACTTTGTATTAACAGCTTTTGCAATGGATATGGCGGAATATTTTCCTGATCTTGTTGATCAAGATTCAGATGTATATGTCGGAAGTAATGCAAAAAAATGCTTGAAAATGATTTTACCTAAGATGAATACAGATAAAGCGTTAAGATATCTTTGCGATATTACAGGCAATTATAGCAAACCGTATGACATGGAAGACGTTGCGTGTGATTTTATTAGATATATTGAAAACTTTCAATCTGAAGCGCATATAAAAGCTAACAATAATATTATTTATAAAAACAATTTAAGTCATGAATAAGATAGAAAAATTTACGGTTACAACTTCAAACTATAATGTTGATTCAATATACAGTTTAGATGAGTATTTAGAAATGGTAGAAGATTTTAAAAGTAGTTTTCCTGATCCTATTATTGAAGATCATAACGGTATTAATGTAGTTAGAGAAGATCTACTAGAGGTAGGTTCAAAAGCAAGAGCAGGAGAAGCATTAATCGCTAATTGTAAGTCAGATACTATTGTATATGTTCAACCTAGATTTGGTTATGCAGGCGTTTCGTTAACTAAATTATGTAAACAATACGGAAAAAAGCTTGTATTATTTATGCCAAGTTCTAAAGAAATCTCAGAACATCAAGCTTATTGCATTGAAAATGGTTGCGAATATCATTTTTATAGAATTGCCGCTATGCCGAATTTGAATCTAATAGCTAAAAGATACGCAGAAGAAAATGGGGCCTTCTTTATTCCATTAGGGTTAAAACATCCTTTAGTTACGGCTATGATCATAAAAACTGCTATAAAAATAAAAGAACCTAATTCTTTTTGGACTGCATTTTCAACAGGCGTACTAAACAGAGCATTGCAAATAGCATGGCCGAATGCCACTGCAAACGGTTTAGCGGTAGCTAGGAATATACATGACGGAGAAAAAGGCAGAGCAAATGTAATTGGTCATTACCAGGATTTTAGCACAAATAGTAAAATTATACCTCCTTTTCCTAGCGCGTCTAATTATGATGCCAAGGTTTGGGAATATCTTCAACCTGGAGATCTTTTTTGGAATGTCGCAGGTAATTTAAAATCAAACTTAGATAAAAGTAGTATTAACTCATTTAGAAATTGGAATCATGAATAACTTTAATAACGCTCAACAAGCATTTGAATATCTTTATAATTTAATCAATTTACACGGAAAAGAAATTGATGATACTCAAACAATGTTTAACATCGGATTTTATTTGCAGAATCCATTAGATAATGAGATAAATACTAATTATAGAAAATGGAATAAAGATTATGCAGAATTTGAATGGCAATGGTATTTATCAGGAAATCCTGACGCTTCTGAAATATCTAAAAGAGCACCGATATGGAAAAAACACATGGATGAACATAATTTAGTAAGATCTAATTATGGTTGGCAATGGTTAAGAAATGATCAATTAAATAAAATAATAAACAAATTAAAAACAAATAAAAATACAAGACACGCTGTAATATCAATTTACGACGGAAAAGAAATTGATTCTTATAGTAACGATACTCCTTGCACTTTATCAATTCATTTTCAAATAGTAGATGAAATGTTGTGCATGACAGTTAATATGAGATCAAATGACCTATGGTTTGGATTTTGCAATGATCAATATTGTTTTTCAAAATTACAAGAACTAATAGCAAATGAATTAAATATAGAAGTTGGTTGGTATTATCACTTTACTTCTAACATGCACTTATATAGTAACTTTTTAAATAAATAAATATGAAAACTAAATTTGAATTAATTAGAGAATGGGCTAAAACAAAAGGTATCTATGAAAAAGGAGATGCAAAAACACAGTATATTAAATTACAAGAAGAAGCTGGCGAATTAGCTAAAGCGATACTAAAAAATGATCAAGAAGAAATAATTGATGCGCTAGGTGATTGTGTTGTAGTTTTGGTAAACTTATCAGAACTTTGCGGATATCGATTAGAAGATTGCATTGATTCAGCTTATGATGTGATCAAAAATAGAACAGGAAAAATGGAAAACGGAACATTTAAAAAAGATTAAAATGAGAACATATTTAGCTAAAATTAGAATACCTTCAGAAATTAGAAACGAATCTACAGGTTTTATAGGTGAAAAGATATTTGAATTATGGTATACATTTAATTTTGCAGATGAGCCATTATTTCATCAATCAGCCGACCGTGATTTTCAAAAAATTGATTTTGCTGATCATAAAGGCTTAACATATCAAGTAAAGGCAACTAAAGCAAAAACATATACGTTTAACTGCGATTTAGAGCGCGCTAATGAGCATTTAAATTCAGATTTATATGTATTTATTCAATTAGTAGATAACTATGCTTATATCGAGCCTATTTGTAAAAAGGAAGAAGTTTTGATCAAGTTAAAAAAATCATTTAAAGAAGAAAAATCATGCTTTTTGTATATTAGCGACCTTTTACAACAAAAACTAATTATATGAGTGGATGGATAAAGATACATAGAAAGTTTCTTGAATGGCAGTGGTTTGAAAAAACAGAAGCAGTTCATTTATTTATATATCTAATTTTAAAAGCAAATCATAAAGATCTACAATGGCAAGGAATAACAATAAAAAGAGGTCAATTAGTGGCCTCTTTAAATAAGATTTCTGCAGATACTGGAATAAGTATTCAATCAATTAGAACGTTATTAAAAAAGTTTGAAAACACAAATGAAATTTCATTAAAATCAACAAACAGATATAGTATCGTAACTATTTGTAAATATGATAGTTACCAAGATGAAAATGATCAAACTAACAGACAACTAACAAACAAACAACAAACAATCAACAATCAACTAACGACAAACAAGAATGATAAGAAAGAAAAGAATGAAAAAGAAGTATTATTAGACGAGTGGATTAGCTATCGAAAACAGATAAAAAGACCGATAAAAGAACCTACAATAAAACAGATTTACGAAAAAATGAAAAGTTATAATTTTGATCAATGTAAATTTGTTATAAATAATTCAATCGAAAATGGTTGGCAAGGATTATTTTGGGAATCAATAAATAAAAAACAAAATTCTGATGATATTTCTGAAGCAGATAAATTATTGAATCGACTAAATTTTAAGTTATGATAACAAAACAAGGAGATACGATACAATATCTATTAGACTACAAAGATGGTAAGATAAAAGAAGGATTAGGATTAAATTGTGAACTAGATTCTTATTTAAGGTTTAAGAAAAAGCAACTAAATATTATTTTAGGTCATGATAATGTCGGTAAAACATATTGGATTAATTGGTACTTTTTAGTTCTTGCTCTTAAACACGGATTAAAGTTTTGTATATGGTCAGGTGAAAATCAAAAAGGACAAATTCTAAGAGATTTAATTCAAATGTATTCAGGTGAATCATTTAGAAACTTGACTAATCAACAAATTCAATCTTACTTAGGTTACTTAGAGCAATTTTTTTATTTTGTTGATAATTCAAAGCTTTATAAACCATTAGAACTTTTAGAAATATTTGAAAAATCAGAATGTCAAGTAGCATTAATTGATCCATTTACTGGTTTAGATAGAGAAATGAGTTATGAAGGTAATTATATTTTCATGAACAAAGCTAGAGAATTTGTGAATCGTACAGGAATGACTATCTATATTAACACGCACCCTAACACAGAAAGTGGTAGAAACTCAAATTTATATGTAGATGGAGAATTTAAAGGACATTTAAGACCTCCGTTAAAAGATCACATAGAAGGTGGAAAAGCATTTTTAAATCGTTGTGATGACATGTTTGTAATTCACCGGTTGATCAAACATGAAACAATGAAATATGTAACCATGATTAATGTAGAAAAAATTAAAGATACCGAAACAGGTGGAAAAGTTACAGGATTAAATGAACCGGTTATGTGTGAATTTAATAGAGGTTTAGGTTTTACGATTTATGGAAATAACCCGATTGATAACATAAGAAAAGGAATATAATGGACGATTACACATTAATTAAAGCAAGTGTATTACTTAACCACACTTTTGCAAAAATCAGATCAAGTGTTGACGAGATTAAAGAAAAACACCCCCACAGAAAAGACCTTATAGATTCAATGGAACAAAGTTTAATCGACTTAAACAACGTTCGAAACGCTTACCACACGCTAGAAAAGGAATATAGGGCAGCTATGCAAACGTGTTTTAGACTTGAAAGAATAAATCTAGAATTAAAAGTTGAAAACAAGGAATTAAAAACAGAAATTGAAAGCCTAACTACTGAGTTATGAGATGTAAAAATTGTAAAATAGAATTTACTCCTGTAAGATTTAATCAAAAGTATTGTTTTGATCATAATTGTGTAAAAGTTTGGGTAGAAATTGAAAAGGAAAAGCAATGGAAGAAAAAGAAAAAGCAATTAAAAGATGAACTGCAAACACTTCCCGAACTGCTTAAATTGGCTCAAATAACATTTAACAAGTACATACGACTACGCGACAAGGATAAACCTTGCATAAGTTGTGAAAAATCTTTAACAAGTAAGTATGACGCTGGGCACTATTTTTCAATGGGTGGACATAAGTCGGTAACTTTTGATGAGGATAATGTACATGCTCAGTGTGTTACTTGTAACCAGTATAAACACGGAAATTTGATCAACTATCAAATAGGTATACAAAAAAGAATAGGAGCAGATAAATTACTAGAATTACATGCTAAAGCTCATGAAGTAAAAAAATGGACTAAACAAGAATTAAATGAAATAATTAAAATATATAAAGAAAAAATATATCATATTAAAATATAATTATTATATTTGCATGTAACTAAAATTTTTACGCTATGAAACATTTGTTTAAATCGTTGGCAGCCTTCCAACAAGAGGTTCCTGTAATTCACAAAGGAACACAAGGCTTTGGGTATTCTTATGCTGATTTACCCGCTATCTTTGAAAAAATCAATCCTTTATTAAAAAAACATGGATTAGGTTTTACTCAGTTATTAGACACTAAAGAAGGTGTTGACTATATTTGTACGGTAATTTTTCATGTTGAAACAGGAGAAATATTAGAATCTAAAGTAGCTATACCGCAGGTTACGTTAAAAGGTATGAACGATTACCAAAGTTTTGGAAGCGGTGTTACTTACTTTAGGCGTTATGCATTAAGTTCAGCGCTTGGACTTGTAACTGACAAAGATACAGATGCATCTGGTGAGCAAGTAAAAAGAGAACCTAAAAAACCTTCTATTGATCAAAAAAGATTAGGTAAAGCTCTTGAAGCTATTGCAGAAGGTAAGTACACTAAAGAAGAATTAATTGCTAACTTTAGTTTGACAGAAGCGCAAACTGAATTAATCGAAAACGTATGAAAGTCAGGGCTTCTCAAATTGGTAAGATAATGAGCAATCCCCGTAAAAGCGGTGAAGTGCTTTCGCAAACAGCAAAAACGTACGTTCAAGATTTGGTCTTAGAAGAAAAGTACGGCATAAAAAAAGAGTTTAGTTCACGTTACACGGATAAAGGAAATCAAGTAGAAGATCTTTCCATAGCTTTAGTTAACGAAGTGTTGAATTATAATTTTATCTATAAAAACGACGAACTATTTGAAAATGATTGGATAACAGGTACGCCTGATGTAAATACAGACGAGGTATTAATTGACGTTAAGAGTTCTTGGGATGCTTCAACATTTCCATGGTTCGAGACCGAAATACCAAACAAAGACTATTATTATCAGTTGCAGGGTTATATGTGGTTAACTGGTAAAAAAGAATCTGTATTAGCCTATTGTTTGATCAATACTGATTTTGAAATGGTAGAAGATGAAATACGTAGAGCGCATTGGAAATTACATTTAATTGAAGAAAATGATCAACTACGTAAAGATATAGAAGCAAAGCACAAGTTTGATCATATACCTAAAAATAGACGTGTTAAATATTGGTTCGTGCAAAGAGATGAATCAGTTATAGAACAAAT